GCGCAGCCCGTCGTGTGGGCGCGTTCGGTATGACCGACCTCCAGCAGCACGCTCAGAACGAGAAGAAGGAAAAAGCCTGGCGCAAAAGCGTTGGCTACAAAGACGGCATGTACGCCAAAGGCTTCAAAGTCGATTACACCCAGCTGGGGATGTGAGTAATGACCCTCACCCCGAGCACGGTCAGACAAGACCTCAAATGCGGCAAAGGCGCTATCTCCAAAGGCGAGAAATGCACTAAAGGCACCGCAACTCCAGCAAAGACCAACAACACCATCCGCAATATCGCTCTCGGTATAGGTGGCGCCGCTGTTCTTGGAGGCATTGCCTTAGGGGTTAGCAAATATCGCTCGACACAACGCATTAGCAATAAGCCATTAGGCAAAGATGCTCCTCCGGAACAGGGTATCTCTCAAGGAAAAGCAGCTTTCAAAGAGGCACGCGGTGTAGCGCTCGGTACTGAGATCGCCGGAGCTGGCTTAGGGATCGCAGGCGCCGGTCTGATGGCGAACGAGTACGCCAAAGAGCCTAAGAAGAGACAGGCCGGAAGCATCATGGCTGGCGGCACTCTCATGTATCTAGGCGCTGGTACCTTTATGTCGGGTCGCCAGATGCGCACTCAGCTAGCTACCACTGAAGCCGAGTGGACTATGGGCGCAGAAGACTACAAGCGTCAGTGGTATTCAGCTCGAGAGCAAGCGCAGCAACGCGCAAAGCAAAATGCAGCCTCAGGCAGTCAGGGCAGTCGCAACGTAGGTGCTAACAAAGCAGTTGGAAATCCCTTCAAAGACCTCGGTATCTCCGAGGGCGCGTCAGACGCAGACATCAAGAAGAAATGGCTCCAGCTAATGCGAGAAAACCACCCCGATGTCGGAGGTGACCCCCGTAAAGCCCAGCAGATCAACGCGGCCTACCAGGAGATCATGCGCCGCCGGGGCAAGCTCGATTCCATCTACGCCGACGGCTTCGACATCGATCTGGAGGCACTCTCGCTATGACACTGACACCGAGCTCGATCCGCCTCGATCTGAAATGCGGTAAGGGTGCCATTTCCAAGGGTGAGAAGTGCTCAAAGGGGCCTGCTTCAGTTGTCGAGAAGGTCGCTCCGATCGCGCTGGGTTTAGGCTTGGCAGCTGGCGCAATCGCATTGCGCCGCCGTGGGCGTCAACAGGCTTCTACTGCAGAACGCAAGGTGCCTCCGATACCTAAGGATCCTCCAAAGCCTCCACCGACTACGCCAGTACAGCGTCGCGCAACAGAAGAGCGACCAAAACCAGTCGAGAGAAAAGTCGAAGCAACGCCTAAGACCAAGGAAAAAGTTTCCCCAGTTACTTCGCAACCTACCAACACTACCATCTCAGCTCCTAAAGGGTGGCGCAACATAACCACTAATGAGAAGCACAATTATGTAATGGGCAAACATCCTGACTTAAACGTCACACTGGGCAAAAGCACTACGCCCGCCGGCAACGTAATTGACTTTAAGCTTGGCAGCTCAGGCGAAGTAGAGTTCCGAGTTAACGGTGACACCAACCGTCGCCAAAACATTAGTCGCGAAGAGGGAGCTACTATACTATCAAGAGTTGAGCGCATGCTTCAGGCTAGCATTAAAGACCTGCCCAATGAAGAGGTGATTTGGACAAACGCTTATTTCAATGATGGACTTGGCAAGAAACGAGAAAGTCTGTATAAGCGCTATGGATTTCAGCGTGATCCTGCGGATCCAACATCCAAAGAATTGTTTACGACCGTTGGTGAGCTAAAGAAGCGCAGCAGGCGTAGCGATGCTCTGATCACGATGCGGACTTCTACAAGTGTTCGCGCGGACCTCAAATGCGGTAAAGGCGCCATCTCCGAGGGCGAAAAGTGCACTAAGGGTCCCGCCACCAAAGTCGCAATCGCTGCTGGTATCGGCCTCACAGCAGGTGCTCTCGCTCTCGGTGCCGCTGCCCTAAGTAAGCGAGGGCGCTCCGGCTCCACTCGCCCCTCGGGCTCGACCTCCTCAGATCCGGTAGGTCCCTCGCCTACACCACGCCTCCCTGGTTCGTCGCCGCGCGCCTTGCTCAAAGCTGCGCCCCCGCGCCAGTCCAAAACACAGCGCATGCGCGCCAACACCGCAGCGGCGGTGAAGAACGCAGAGGCCGGCATCGCGCAGACCGCCCGCGAAGAAGTCCGCCGCATCGCCCAAATCGGCAACACCATGGCCGCTGCCGGCGAAGCCACCGGCATGGCTGCGAAGACGACCCTGCGCGAGCTGCGCCTCCGCACCGAGGCCGCCCGCCGTCGGTTCGAGCCTGGGTATCGCGCCCCTGATCAACGGCGTCTCCCTGAAGGCACCCAACCAAAGCTCACCCCCAGCAGCTTCACTCCCGAGCGCGAGGCCATCCCCTTCGATCCCCGCACCGGTCAACCCCGTCGCCGCAAGCCCCAAGGTTTCGGCCGGACCGACAACTACATCCAGCACTACGCCCCGGTCCAACTCCAACCTCCCACCCGCCGCGACGCCTGCTGGCAGGGCTACGAGCAGGTGGGCATGAAGCCCAAAGGCAAGCGGATGGTTCCCAACTGTGTGCCTGCGCAGAAGAAGAAAGCTCAGGCTGATACCGAGGACGGCAAGAAGTACACCAAAGTCGTCACCAACCCCGAAACCGGCCGCAAAAACAAGGTCCGCTACGGCGCTAAGGGCTACACCATCGCCCCCGGCACCGAAAAAGGCGACCGTTACTGCGCCCGCAGCTTCGGTGACATGAAATCCGAGGGCTACGACTGCTCCGGCGCGGAGCGCAACACGCCGCTGTGCCTTTCCCGGGCGAAGTGGAAGTGCTCTGGCAAGACATCCCGCCGGTGAAACCCGCTCATCCCCCCGAGCACGCCATCACCCGAATCTGGTTCTGGAACCACGCCGGAGCCCAGACGCTGCTTTGCCCTGCCCACGAAGCCACTGACATCCGCCGCCGCCTGATCTCCGAGGGCGCTGTGGTCTATCACACCGAGGTCTACAACGCTTAAAGCCCTTCGATCAGCGCAGAGGCCGAGATCCCATACAAGTCTGCTAACTCAAATAACTTCGATACTGCAAACTCAATCTCCCCTTTTTCCAAGCGACAATAAGCAGCCTGGCTGATAGTAAGTTTATCCGCTATCTGCGACTGAGTATATCCTGATTTTACTCTTAGCTGTCTAATACGCTCGCAAAGTGCAAGCTGTCGATAGATCGCCACGCTCAGTCATACGCTATCCGAATCAGCCTATCGCTTGCATCCATAAGCCTTAAGCTGACGCCATGGAAACATCCGTTTCTCGCTACGATTTCGCGCCCATTACGGGCAGCGAAACCACCGACGAGGGTTATCTCCGCGTCTGGTGTCGTGCTGCGCGTGTAGGCACTCAGCTCTACAAGCGCGCGGATGGCTCCCAGGTCCGGGAATACCGTCCTCCAGAAGAGGTCAGTTCCCCGGAATCGCTCTCCACGTTCGGCATGAAACCCGCAACGTGGGGTCACCCACCTGTTCTTCTCGATTCCGCCAATACCAAGCAGTTCCAGGTCGGTTACTCCGGTAGCCAGGTCCGGTACAACGACGGTTTTGTCGAAGTGGCCCTAGTCGTCACTGACCAGGACAGCATCGAAAAGATCAAGCGCAAAGACGCCACTGAGGTCTCTGCCGGCTACAAGGTCGACTTCGACCCGACTCCCGGTATCACCCCCGAGGGCGAGTCCTACGACGGCGTTCAGCGCAACATCCGGGTGAACCACATCGCGATCGTCCCCCGCGGCCGGGCTGGCCCGGAGGTTCGCCTGCTCATGGATCGCATGGATGCGGCCGATGCCGTCGCCTTCGATCCGGCGCTCCAGCCCTGTACACCTGCATCTCCCGTAATGGCTTCCGTCAAACTCGACGGCCTGGAGATCGATCTGCCCGCAGAAGCAGCTAGCGCGGTCCAGTCCTTCGCACGGGACATGGAGCGCCAGCTCAAGTCTGTGACTACTGAGCGCGATCAGCTTGCCACCAAGCTCGATGCGCAGCAGGAAGAGATCGACGCCCTCGCCTACGAAAAAGAGGCCGCTGAAGGCCGAGCCGACGCTCTCGAAGAGCGCGTCACCGAGCTCGAATCCACCTCCTCCAGCCGCATCGACACTGCCGAGCTCGACCAACTCGTCGCTGCTCGCCTCGCCACGCTGCAGAAGCTGGCACCCGCCTTCGCCGAAGACTTCAAATTCGACGGCATCGATAACGAGGACCTCTACGCCCAGGCGTTCGAGAACCTCACAGGCTCCGCTCCTCGCGAAGACGCTGAATCTGGCTACGTCCAGGGCGTTGTGGACGGCATTCTCGCCGCCCGCGCTGATGCCGACGAGGACGAAGCAGGCGAAGAAACCCCCGAGGACGAAGGCGATGAGCCTGAAACCAAGGAGGACCGCGCCGACAGCACCACTTCCCTCCGCGACGCACTGAAAGGTGCCGGCCGTGGCTCTGCTTCCTCGGTAGACACCTACCGCGCCAAGCAAGCGGAAGCCTGGAAGCGTCCCCTCACCGCCACTAAGTAAGGAGTTCCTTCCATGGCAGTCACCTTTACCGCTACCACCGTCGCCAATCCGGCCGGCGCTCAGGGCAGCTATCCGCTGCGCGAAGTCGCTGGTCACGAAGGCATGCTGGCCGATCTGCAGGCCTATGTCTGCCGCTCGTACCGCAACCAGTCCGGCGCCGCCCTTCCCTACGGCGTGCTTGTCGCGACTGACAACACCCCCACCAGCAACGACGCCCTCGCCGTCGAGATCGCTACCGGCACCACCCTGATTCAGGGCATCACCGTGAGCTCCCAAGTCCTCGAGGGCGTCTCCGGTGGTTCCGCCTACACCCCGAACCCCACCCCCGTCTACTCCGACGGCCGTCTGGGTTATCCCGACAAAGAGACCATCAACGTGGTCTCCAAAGGGGTCATCTGGGTGTACAGCACCGCCGCCATCGCCCTCGGTGATGCCGTGCGCTTCTTCAAAGCTGACCACAGCGGCACCGTTGCTGGTGCTTTCTTGGGTCGCTTCACCAAAACCGCCGTTGCAACCAAGACCGTCGAGATCACCGCTGGTGCTCGTTGGCTGTCTGAAACCTCGGCCGCCGGGCTGGTTCTGCTGGAGATTGACATCCCCGGCATGACCTACTCCGCCGACGCTTGATCACGGAGCCTCTTGCCATGACCACTGAAATCCGTAACGACGAGGTCGGCGTTTTTCTCGCCCGCGAGCTGGAAACCATCCTGGCTCGCACTTTCGAGGTTGAGTACGCCGACATCAAGTACAGCAGCCTGATCCCCATTTCTTCTGAAGTGGGCAATGGTGCTGACTCCTTCACCTATCGCGTCTTCGACAAGCAAGGCTCGATGAAGGTGATCGGGGACAAGGCTCAAGACCTGCCCCGCGCTGATGTGCTCCGCAAGGAAGTGACCCACCCGGTTCGCTCCCTCGGTGCATCCTTCGCCTACACCATCCAGGAAACCCGTGCCGCCGCCATGGTGCCCGGCATGAACCTGGAGCAGCGCCGCGCCAACGCTGTGCGCCGCGCCTACGAGGAGAAAGTGCAGGAGATCGCCTACTTCGGCGATGCCCCCTCCGGCATGAAGGGCTTCTTCAACAACGACCAAGTCGACAAGCTTGTCCCCAACAAGTGGTTTGACACCGCCGGTGTTACCACCGACGAAATGCTGGAACTGCTCAACGAGGCGCCCACCCGCCTCGTGCAGAACTCCAACATGAAGGAGATGCCTAACACGATGCTGGTGCCCTACAACGTGTACCGCGTCATCTCCACCACCCCGCGCAGCACCACCTCCGACACCACGGTGATGGAGTTCTTCCTGCGCACCAACCCGATGATCTCCGCCATCGAGCCCATCAACGAGCTCGAGGCCGGCAAATCGGGTGGCTCCCTCTCCAAGGACCGCATCGTGGTGTACGACCGCAGCCCCGACAAGCTGCAGCTGCACATCCCCCAGCCCCTGGAGTTCCTGCCTCCCCTGCGTCAGGCCCTGGAGTTCTCCGTTGCCGCTCACGCACGCATCGGCGGCCTCGCGCTCTATTACCCCAAGAGCGCCATCGTCCTTGAGAAGGCTTGACCTTTTCAGAATCGGTTATCCATTCATCTCGTCTTAGTCATGATCCTCGTTTACCGACCCGAACTTGAAAACCCCCCGATGGACAAAGAATGCACCATCGGTTTCTCGTTCGTAGGCGGCGCAGGTCTCTCTGACCACATTCAGGTCGCCTCTGGCGTCACTCGGAATTTCCCCGAGGCCGTCTGGGAAAAGATCAAGGACTACGACGTGGTGAAGAACCTCCTCAAGCTCGGTGCCCTGCGCATCGAAGCCGAGGAGGTGACAACCGAGGACGGTGTAACCACCTCGGTGAACGCAGACACCATCGCGGATCTGCCAATCACCCAGGCACTTGAGCTCATCGAAGCATCCTTCGACATCGAGCAGCTCAACAAGTGGGCCGCTAAAGAGCAGCGCATCAAAGTCCGCAATGCCATTGGCAAGCGGATCACTGCGATCACTGAAGGTAACGGCTGATGGCAGTTCCCTCGACCAGCGCATTCCTCCTTCGCTTCCCCGAGTTCGGCGAGCAATCGCTCTCGGTGGTTGAAGGCGCGCTGGCCGAGGCCGGACGCTACGCCTCCGCCACCGTCTTCGGCGCTGTTCACACAGACGCTGTCAGTTACCTCACTGCGCATCTATTAGCGACTCGAACGATGCAGATCGGCCTCCAGATCGAGGCAAAAGCCGGCGCTCCTGCGGGTTCCGGCTTCGACGCCACGCTCTACGGCCAGGAGTACAAGCGACTGCTCGACAGCCGCGCTCTCAGTGGATTCGCCCTCTAGCCATGGCGATCTCGGCAACCACCATCGCCTCCTACGCCCCCTGGGGTAACGCCCAGCTCGCGTTTGAAGTCGGCACGGGGTTTGCCACCACAGATCCCGCCACAGGCAACGCGATCCAGTCCACTGAAATTGTCGAATACCTCGCCGCCCTCACGCTTCAAGCCCCGTCTTGGAAAGCCGAGGCCGGCGCCGACAACACCACCTACTCCTGCCGAGGCCGCCTGCTCAGCCCTGCGATCCTCGACGCCCGTATCACGAACGGCTCTCAAGCCAACGCCGTGATCAACGGCTACCGAGGTCGTTTCGAGCTCGTCTTCGATCTCGGCATGGATGCGTTCCACCGGAACGACCTCCGCCAATCCATCGAAGGCACCTTCCGCGTTATCGGAGGCCCGACCTAATGGCCCGCCCTCAACGCGAACTCAGTCAAGTCGTCGAGATCGCTAAGGCCCAGGCCCTGCGTCAACTCGGCACTTGGCTTGATACCCGCTTCACCCAGGAGATCTCCGCGGTGAAGTGGCCCTATCCCACACCCCCAGCGGTGCGGGACATCGTGGATACCGGTCGCCTTCGCGCCAGCCAGACCCGGGTCGTCAATGCCGACGGCTCAATCACCTTCTCCTGGCCGGTCGAATACGC